CCATCTCAACTGTGTCTGCACAGTCTTTCCATTGTAGATTTGTGTGTACTTCAAAAGTATTAGCAGCATCTACGACCTCTAATACTCTATAGCCAGCATTATCTTTACCTCTCGGTTCGATAGTGCTTACTAATGCTTTCTTTGCCATTTGTTTACTCCTAAATTAAATTAATATTCTACGATTACTACACCTGCGGCACCTGATCCACCTGAGTTACCAGGATCACCTGCTCCACCACCACCTGCTCCATAAGCTCCACCAGGAGTACCACTTCGAGCAGCTCCTGAAACTCCAGTACCTCCTTGACCTCCTCCTCCTAAAGTAGAAGATCCACCCACACCACCTGAATCATAAGCAGCAAAAACCATCCATGCACCATCACCACCAGTTATGTTAAGAGCACCTCCACTTCCCACTCCTCCAGGAGAATATGGGAAAGGACCTGGGTCATAAGCACCTCCAGTACCTCCAGTAGCTGAGCAATATGCACCGAATGATGAAGTGCCTCCATTACCACCTGTACTTGTTGGGCTAGCACTATTGTCTCCTGCTGCGCCTCCTGGACCTACAGTAACAGGTACGTTGGTACCAGATGGAAATGGTATTATCTCAATAGCAGTGCCTCCTGCTCCACCACCTGATCCTTTACGTCCTCCTCCTCCTGCACCTCCACCTACTACTGTAACTTTAACTTTAGTTACAGAACCAGGATTAGTCCAGGTGCCAGGGCTTGTGAATACTTGCATATTAGAGAAGCCACCAGCGATGCCTGTCAGAGATGCTCCGCTACCTACGAATGATGTAGCTGTCACTGTGCCAGAGACTGAGATATTTGTATCTAATTTAGCAGAGGTTACTGATCCTGCTCCAAGTTTATCTGCTGTAACTGCACCAGTTGCTAATTCTGTAGTTCCTACTGCACCAGTTGCTAACTCAGTTGTACCTACTGCACCAGCAACAATCTGTGCATTAGATGCTGTCCCAGATAGATCGCCACCCATAGTAGGATCAGTTGATATAGTTCCCCATGATGAGTTAGTACCATCTGTTGTTAAGTATTTACCAGCATTACCTGTTTGAGTTGGTGTAACTTCGTCAAAGCTCTTTGGTATAAATGCAGAGCCAGAGTATTGTAATAAATCATTTGTTACTACGCCACCTAAGCTTACATCGTTCGCATCGCCAACACTAAAGCTTGCTAATGAGAATGTACCATACGCAATAATATCTACTGTGTCTGTACCTGATGTACCAATCGGTGATGCAAATACAATGCTTGTGCCTGTTGTAGCTGTAATGTCTGTGCCATTCACCATCTTGACACCGTTTAAATAAACGTCTACATATCCAGCATCGTAAGCTAATGTATTAGCATTGTCATCTGGGCCTGTAATTGTTGTTGTGCTAGTAGAGACTGAGTAAATAAATCTGTCAGCTGTACCGTTAACAGATGAACCAGCAGCCACCCAGCCACCTGATCCATATACTTTCATTGTACTTGTTGCAGTATCAAAGTATAAGTCACCTATTTGTAAAGCAGATCCATCTGATCTTAATGTTGGGGCTGTTGCAGATGGTCCGTAATACACGTCAGCAAAGTTACTAATATCTACAATATTTGTTGCAGCTGTTGTGACATCTGATGCTACACCAGCTACTGTAGTAACATCGGCAGCAATAGCACCAACAGATGCTAAGTCACCAGCAATAGCAGATACACTAACAATATCACCTGTTACTCCAGCAACAGTGGTCACATCTGCACTAATACCAGCAACAGTATTAACATTAGCAATATTTGTTGCAGTAGTATTTACGTTAGCAATGTTTGTTGCTGTTGTATTAACATTTGCAATGTTTGTCGCTACTGTTCCAATATCTGTCCCATCAGCTGCAACAGTTGTTACATCTGCACTAATACCAGCAACAGAATTCACGTTAGCAATGTTAGTTGCTACTGCACCAATGTCTGTCGCATCTGCGGCGACTGCTGTGACATCTGCATTAATACCAGCTACAGTTGTTACATTAGCACTGATACCAGCTACTGTAGTGACGTTGCTTGATATACCAGCAACAGTATTAATATTAGTTGCATTGCCAGCAACACTTGTCACATTAGCTGAGATACCAGCCACTGTGTTTACATTAGCAATATTATTACCTACAATATCAACATTAGTAATACTATTAGATACAGTATCAATCTCAGATACAGCTTCATTCAAATCATTTGCTGCTGTTTCAATTTCAGAGATTGCTTCATTCAAGTCATTCGCTACAGTAATCACGTCAGCAATGTTAGCTGCTACAGTGTTAACAGAAGATATGTTTGTTGCCACTGTAGTTACATTAGCTGATACACCAGCTACTGTAGTCACATTAGCTGCAATGCCTGATACAGTAGTCACATCACCAGAAATACCAGCAATTGTAGTGACATCGGTCACTGTGTTTACAACTTCAGGATTACCTGTACTTGCATTGAATGATAGATACTTACCTTTACGATCATCGTCTTTAGGCAAGGTCATATCGATTGAAGATGGATCAGTCACTGGTGCTTTAATAGCACGATTATTCGCTTCTAAGTTTTGTTGTGTAAAGATCGTTAAGCTATCAAACTCATCATTGAGTGATGTAGCAAATAGAGGGCCACCTGTAGTAAAGTCTGTTGTTCTCTCAATCGTTCTGTCACCCACAATAGTGATACGATCAGAACCTGTTGCAGCCACAACAAGAGTTACACTGCCTGTACCATTAGCATTAATGGTCACAGTATAGTCTGTAGTCAGTGTCAGCTCTGTATCGTTCTTGTATACAGCAACATCAGTCTGTGTTAAGACTTCAAAGTTAAAGGCGTAAGGGCCTACACCAGCTGAGCCAGTGTAAACAATACGTCTCGTTGTGCTTGATATATCAATTGCCATAATAGTCCTCTGCTATATTTTACCCTTGTTAATATAAATAATCCACTAAGTGATATCTGATAATGCTAAAAACCTGTAAATTGTTGCGATGGTTTAGTCAATAAAAACTCCTGATTGTAGTCTTTTTCCATTCTTTTCTCCATTCTCTTTAATACGCCTGGATTCATAGTCTCCATCATCTGATATCCAATAAGATAATCAAACGCTGTTTTTGTATAAAATAGATTTAAGAATGGTATGTTAGTAGATATCACTTGATATGCTCGTCGTGCTGCTTTATCACCTTCTCCACTGATTCCATATTTAATACCTTGTGCTACATCAAATCCATTTAATAAGACTGGGCCTAAAAGACTTGCCGCAATATCTGCACCACTTCTTGTTTCTTGGAATAACACATCACCATATATACCTAAGCCACCACCTTGTAAGAATGCTGCTGACCATGTTTTCCTATTTAATGGATCACGTGCAGATCGGCCCCTTAATATATCTTTAGCAGTCATGGATACATATCCAAGCAATGTAGATGTAACTAAGATTGATGCAATGCCACTAATTGCTCTTGCTTTATTGCCAGCTCTCCAGAATGATGCTTCTCTAGATAATGTTTTATAAACAATAGACATTGGGAATGCTTTAAACTGACCAATAAATCTAATCGCTTCACCTAGATAAGTACCCGCCAACAGTCCTTGAGTCATCTTAGCTTTAATCTTTGCATCTGGCTCAATCACAGCATAAGTTGATCTATCTAATAACATACCAGATACAGATGATTTAAACTTTTCTTTGATGATTCTAATTTCACGTTCACTTGCCTGTTTCAATCCAGCAATATTTAATGCTTGTTGATCAGTAATATTATCTAAGTTTCTAATGCTAATAAACTCTTTGCCATCAGCAGACTTTTCCATGGCCACTGATCGAATCACATCCCAGCGCACTGCATCAATGTTATATTGATTAAATAAGTTCTTTAAAGATGGATTAAGCTGATCAAACTGTAAGTTCTTTTGTTTAGCAAAGTAATTTGCCATGCTTAACATTGCACCTTCTTTTAGAGTATTAGTCCACCAAGATAATAAGTTGTATTTAAAGAATGTTCTTTGTACGTTAGTCCAGCCTTTAGATAAGTTATCACCTACCTGGAATCGACCTGATATGTCATAGATGGTATTGTCAGCCATAAAGCCTAACGCTTCTGCAATTTCTTTCTTATCTTTACTGCTCTTTAATTGAAACAATGATCCCAATGCTTCAGCCATGCCACTTAAAAAACCACGGCCTTGGTATCTCATTTCAGCACCATACTGAGCTAAGTCAGATGCAGCACTGATAACAGCTCCACCAAGCTTAGCTGTACTAGCAACAGTACGCGCTATAGCTGACCATCTTGCTAATGCAAATCCTTCAACAGAATAAATAGTACCGTCAATCACATCCATGTATTTTTTGTATTGACCGCTAGATACTTTACCAGAATCCTTGCCTTGCTGAGCCATACGCGTTGCAACAGCTTTTCTAATCTTCTCAAAGTTCTGTGCTGGCTTAGTACCTAATGTATCCATAATACCAATGTTACGACCAGCAGTTGTTAAGCCAGAGAAGAATGACTCATTCAAGTTACCAACACCAAACATCTCATTGTAATCAAACCAACTGTCTGCATCTTTAAAGTGTAAGACTCGTTTCATCTCTGCTGATTTAGCAACGTTCTTTGTGGGCCTTGCACCAAAAGTAAACTCAGCACCATTAGACTTCAAGCTTTCATTCCGCACAAGAGAGTTATATGCAAATAACATAAACTCATCAACATTATCTGTATCAGCAAATGTTCTATCTTTATCTAATTTATCCATAACAAAATCCTTCCAAGCAGAGAAGTTCTTGTTATAGTTCTGGTCGTACTTATTCGCTAGTGCTGGATCTGTTGGCACATCTTGTTTGCCTAATACTTTAGCCGCATCACGAACAAGGTATGGATCATGAGATTGTCTCACCACATAACCCCATAACTTAGGAATGTTTGCGCCACGATCATTTAATTGTTGTCTAACCATCTCAGAGTATTCATGCATAATTGTTGCAATCTTAACAATGTCTGCATTCTTTTCTGTCACTTTAGGTTTAACTCCAGCCTCTGCTTCTGCCTTAGTCGGTTGCTGTGCTAATTCATACATGGTTTTAGTAATTCTACGTTGTGTATTTTTATCTGCATTAGCAAATAGTTTCTCAACGCCAGCATCTCTAAGTTTTTTAGGAAAGCCATTAATCAGCTGATTGACTGCGGCATGCTGTTGAACGGCTGCTGAGGCCCTAGCCCCTTTTTTCTGATCTGTTGATCCAACAAGAATAGCTGTTAATCCTTCTTGTGGATTATCTGGAAATTCATCTAAGACATAGTCAACCAATTCGCGACCTTTGATTTCGTCTTCAATGGCATTACGTTTATTGATTTTACGTTGTAATACAATCTGAGCTTGTACATCTTTAGCAATTTTATCAACATTAATTTCATCAATACTGCTAAGTTTAAGTTCAGCTTGTGCAATTTTAATCTGATTTAGAATCTCATCTTTCTCAACAAAGCCGATAGATGACTTCTTTAATAGTTCCTCAACTCTTAATAAACATTTATCTGCCATCTTATCTTCCGTTTAAACAATTGGTTAAATCTTTAATTGCTGCTTCTAACTCAGGAGATTTAGCTTGTGCTTCATCAAGTGCTTCTGATGCGGCTTGAATCTCTTTTGCATCTTCATCAAATCTTAACTCTGGACGTGCCTGGCGTTTCTCTTCTAGTCTCTTCGTTAAGTTGTCTATTTCAATATCAAAGTCTGATTCTGTTTTATTCACTGTATTATTTACAGCAGTTTTTTCTTGCTGTTCTATTCTTGGTGTTTCTTCTTTGACTCTGTTTGTTGGTTTAGCAGAAGTGTCAGATGATTGTTTTAATGTAGGATCAGCATCTACAATCGGTGAGACATCTACTTCTTTTTCTAGCATCAAATCATTCAATGATTTTTCAAGCAATGT